CGCTCCCACTTGATAAACAAAGCGAGATGACGGCAGGTTCACATTGTTATTCCTTGAACGCAAATGTCCTTCTATGGCATCTATTCGAGTTGTCAAGTTTCTCAAGTTGTTAGTGTTGCTATCCATTGTTGCTCCTTTTTTTTAGAGTGAGGAATGTAGTTATTGATAAATTATTTTTTTTATTCTGAACTCCACTCTTCATTAAATACTAAATCTCACCCCCGGACGAGTCAACCTTCCACCCGTTGCCGTTGTTTCGATTGCAAATCCTAGTTTCCTTCCTCTGAAGTTCATTCTTAATCTTGTTATTCCGACTCTTGGAGTGACAGATAATGTCCTTGAAGTTGTTTCGGAAAACAGCGTTAATTGAAACGGAACGGTTGAGTCGATGTAGAATTCTCGAATTGTTTTAATCTCATCAGTCCCAAGGTCAATCAACGGACTGACGTAGCTTTTTCTTAGTGCAATATCTCCCGCGTTTCTTGCACTGTTGTTAATCGTTCCAATTGTTCCATGTGATATCGCAAAAAGATTCCCGTCAATTGAATTAAAAGCGGTCGGCCCAATTCCATGAGTCACATTGACTAATCCCGATTTGAGGTCAATTGAAATAAAAGAATTGTTTCTATTGTCAGCACTAGGTGTTCCTATGTCAAGATTCAATGACAAAAAATATTTACCATCATGATATGTAGCGACCGCATTTGGAGAATGTTTTATTAGCCCTTTTAAATGCCCCGCGACTGGAATTGTTGATATTCCGTCAAACATATAAATTCCGTCACTAGCCAAAAACATTATTCTATCCCCACAAGCCGTTGGAGTTTTTCCATAAATTCTTCCCGAAGATGTGAACAGATTTGTCGCCGAAAATTCACTTTGGTCGCCAAATGCAGTGATTCGAGAAATCCCATAATCACGAAAAACATAGACATGGTTCAAAAAAGAAATAACTTTGTTTGAACTTCCCATTTCATCCATGAACTGAATAAATCCGCCCTCATTGAGTTCCATTCCCCAATTCGTTGGATCAAGGTCATCGGAAAAATAGACCGCATTTGCTTCACCCGCTGTTGTCACGAACATTCTTTCAAAGTGCATTGTCAATGTTCTTATGCTTGGAGCGCCTTCAATTTTATAGGCTGCATCTCTTCCATTCCAAACGAACATCCCGTCCGTTTCACTCGTCATGAGGATGACATCTTCACCAAACAATCGATAATTAACGGCGATTGGAGTCGAAGTGAACTGAACCCCCACCAATCGAGTGAGATTTCTCTCCCCATGCGGAAGAAACCTGATTTCTCCATTGGTGTGCGAAGCCATGAGTATGTTTCGGTGTGATTTACTTTCTTCATGCCAAAAACGATAGTTCCAAATGTTTGTCGCCGCAATTGGAAATCTTGAATCTCGCGCCATACCATAGCCATCTGAAAGCGTCCCATCAGATATGTTAAAGTTATAGATTCTTTTTGCAATATGAAGTGGCAAAACGCTCTCATCAACGCTTGAATTAAATCCAGCGAAAAAGTTTTCAAAATTAAATTGCGCAAGTCTTTTGTGGACTGCGGGTAGTAGGTTGTTTCTCATAGTTTCTCCTTGATTGGTTGAATATTGAATATTTGTTGTTGTTTGTTTTTTTATCCTCACCTATTCAATATTCCATATTAAATATTCAATAAAAAATCTAAAGCCATCTTCTTCTCTTAATTTTCTTCTCCGCCTTTTCAATGTTAGCTTTGAAGAGCGCGTCTTTAAAGCGCTTGTCCCAAAGGAGTGCCTCATCAAACATCCCCATCAAAATGCAATATTCACATGCTATTCCAAAGCTTAGTGTTCTTTCGTTAACTTTTGCATGATTCCATGGAATTTGTTCGCTCAAGTTTGGGTTGCCGAATGGTGGGATAAAATTGTAGACAACTGAAAAAACACCATCAAAGGGAAGAAGAATTTCATCATGTGAGAGTGAGAAATTGACATTTTGAGTGCCTTGTCTGACCGCCACAACAGAAGAAACTCTTTCCATCAAAGACGAGAGTCTCACCCTTTGGTTTTGGCTTCTTGTCTCTTCTTCACGAGTTAATGGAATGTAGTCAGAAGCTATTTCAATAGCCGTCATTTTTGCACAATTAGTGAGTCTTTCAATTTCTCCCACAACATCTGCGCTCGCTCCACCAAAATTGTTGCTTGTTCCTTGCAATGCCGTGATCACATCATCGAGTTGCAAATTTATTGCTGCTTGCCTAACGCAGTCTCTATAGGTAATTCTGTTTGACATAAGTCTCCTTTTTTGAATATGGAATATGGAATATTGAATAGTTATTGTCAAGTATCTTTGATACTTTTGTGAGAAATTGCTATTACTAGAAATTCCCCAACAAGAGGGTCGAAGACCCTTGTCAACAGTTTTCAACTGTTCTGTCGGATTTTGCTCGTATTCGCGTTCAGCGTCAAACGGTTCGAAGACCCTTGTCAACAGTCTTCGACTGCTCTATCGGGTTCTGCTTGAACTAGCAATCTCCGTCAAGCGGGTCGAAGACCCTTGTCAAGTATCTTTGATACTTTTGTTGGGGAATTTCTCATAGGAGTTAATCTCCCACAAAAGGGTCGAAGGTCCTTTTCAAATTTATTTTTATCCTCACCTATTCCATACTAAATTAATCTAAATGCTCTTTCCGTTTCTTTTTCGGCATTTTTTGCTACTTTTTCGATTTTTTCTTTTTCGATTTTTTCGTTTTCTTTTTCCATTTCAATTAAAAATTGTTTTCGGTTTTCTGAACGAGTTTTCTTGACATGAATGAGAGTTCTTTCATCCAAAGTTGAAAACGGCAAAATCAAACACAGCGAATTCCCTCGCTGTTCACGTGAATGCACCTCAAATTTTCTCGTCTTGTGATTAAAGACGAGAAAATAGGTCGAGTCGATATTTTTAAGACGAGATGCAATATTGAATGTGTCCTCTGTTATGAGTTGATGTGTTCCAATCATAAAAAAAATCTCCAATTAATTGAATATTTAATATGGAATATTGAATTATGTTTTGATAATTATTTTTTATTCTCAACTATTCAATATTCCATATCCGATATTCAATATTTTTTCTAAGTGTGAATTTGAATGATGACACCTTGTCCATTCGGCTTGTCGCAAATCAATTCACAATACTTAACTAGCGTCGCGCTATAGGTTGCTCTGCCTTGGTTTTGACGAAGGATTTTTCCATTTTCAGTTTCAAGGAAACGCCAATCATCAAGTTGGTGAAGTTTAAATGCAGTTGTGTCGAGAAGGATTAGTCTTCCATCTTCAACGAAACGCTCAAACACAAACGGAATCCCATTGAATGAAAGTGTTTTGAAACCACCTGTTAGTTCCATGATGTCGATGTTTCTTTTGTATTGCCCTAAGTATTCTTGGTAAGCATATTTGACATCTGGAGATGCTCCAAGGAAGTTGATTGTTCCTGACGTGTTGTGTTCGATTGCGTCAATGTTTCTTTGAATCAAGATGTCGTCAATTGGGGCATTTGCAATACCAATGTGAGATTGCAAGAAACCATGGTCTTCTTTTCTCAATCCATAGATTTCTTCGTTGTTAAAAATAGCTTCTAGTCCTGTGATTTCTTTGCCAAAGCTTCCTTGAACAACAAGACTTCCGCCTATTGTAGTTAGTGTTGGTGGGTCGTTTTCAAAGAAAATTCTTCCTTGGACTTGGTCAACATGGCGAATTCTGTGTCCTGTTGAAACAAGTTGATTGTTGAAGTTAAGAAGGTCAACGACCATTCCCGCGACAAAAAATCTTGGTCTGCCGACTGGATAACCTTCCGACGGAGTGCCCGGATCAACTCCACTCAAGATTCCGCTTCCGTCGCCATAGAGCATTCTGCCCATGTTGAATTTTGAAGCTTCAAGAAGTGATGTTAATTCTGCGTTCAACAGGTCCGTGAACGCACCTCTTCCATCTGCCGAAGCTCTGATTGCTTTGTCGGAAATTTGGATTTGACCATAGATATTTTTGAGCGTTGCGACCATTTGCAAATATTTTTTGCCATGAGCTGTCGGCAATTCTCCATCTTCAGTTCCAGCACCAACACCGCCATTAAGACCTGCTGACACTGCTTTTCTGATTTCTTTTCCCCAAACGTCTGAACTTGTTTGCTCAATCTTTGTGAAAAGAGGGTTTACTTTGGTGTTAAGAAGTTCCGTGATTGCTCCTAAATACACCGCCTTCAATGCATTTTCTGCGCTTTGTACTGTTACCATTTTTTTTATGGGACACTTTTTTGTGTCCTCCTCCTTTTTTATTGAATATGGAATATTGAATAGTTGGTGATAATATTTTGCACAACACTTATTCAAGATTCAATTTATCTGAATAGTTTGTCTGCAATTGCTTTTGCTTCTCTTAGGTTTCTTGGTTTTGCTAGTGGCGTTAGTGCGCTTCTTCCAATTGCGCTGTTCAACGTCACTGCCCCTTGTTCTTCGCCAAGTGACGCGAGGTATTTCGCGACAACTTTTGCAACAATGAAATCATTGTTCAAGATGTTGTTTTGAACAAATTCTTCATCGTTTAGTTTTTCATTGAGTCTTATGGCAGTTTCTCTTTGAATCATTTCTTCAAGTTCATTTGCTCTTGGTGCGCGAGGGATTTCTTTCAACTCGTCTTGTGGCATCTCAATGCTTTCAATCGTTTCTTTTTCATCAAACTGCACCGTTGGTTCAGAATAGATGTTCCCTTCAAACTCTTCCGCAACAACCTCACTCGCTTCTTTGCCAGTTGCATATCTTCCATTTTCCACATAGTTAATTGCAACTTCTGCCTTTTCCTCAAGTGCATTTCTTGTTTGATTCCTCGCACGCGCTGATTCAACAACATTTTTCAAAAGATTCACCTTTTCTTCGTCAGCATGTTCTTTTGAAGCTTCATCCTTGAGTTTTTTCACAAAGTGTTCAAACTCCTCTTGCGAGTGGTTTTGAAGCAGATAATCCACTCTTTCGTTAAGTTCAGCCAACTTGTAGTCCTTTGAAAGAAGTTCTCTTTCAAGGTCATAGATAACCGCAAATAACTCGTCTTTTGTTAGGGAATCTTTTGAATATGGTTGATATTCATCTCTTGGTTCGCCTAACGCTTTTTTGAGCGATTCATACGCCCTTTTTTGTTTTCTAGACATTTTTGTCCTCCTTTTTTAGTGAATATTTAATATTGAATATGGAACACATATGGTGGAAATTTATGCAAAGAGCATTTTTTCTTGCTTGCAAGAGTAAAAATACGACGACAACAAAAGGGGTTAATCCCCCGATAAGTCGCCTAAAGGGCGGCATGGGTGGGATTTATACCGCGGTTTAATACCTTTCATTTTTTTTATCCTCACCTGTTCAATATTCAATTTTTTCTAAACAGCAGTTCCTGCTCCAACTTCGGCAATCTCCGTCATTCTTTCAAACATTTTGTGTTCGCGAATGTGTTCGAGCATTTTCTCTTTCAGTTCTGGAAGAGTTTTTGAAAGTGACGCAAATTCGTTTGTCAACATGAATTTGGTGTGAATTGAAATATGCCAACTGTGGTCATCGACTTCAAGAACTTGCAGCTCCTTGTCAAGGAAATCACTGTTTTCTTTTTCCGCACGATTGATATGAAGTGCTTCGACATCTTTGCTGAACTCCCAATCACCATAGCCAAGTGCTTGCAAGATTTTGAACCTTGTTGTGTCGGCAAGCTTGCCCGCTTGATCATGAAAAACTCCCATTCGAAGCAGTTCAAACATCATGTTTTGTCTTGCAGCTGGTGTGTTTGAAAGTTCATTTTCCGTCAAGAAAATGACATCATCACTCACTATGTCATTAGAGTTAAACGTCAAAACTTCCGTTTCACCGTTCGCTCCTGCGACACGAAGCAATCTTCCATTTGTTGCAAACTGCTTATAGAGTCTTAGCAAATGTTTCGTCAATCTTCTTGTTGCATGCTTTATTTGCTCCGCGCTCACCATCAATCTCGTGTCATCTTGCTCAATGAGCAATTGCAACGCGACACCAGAGTTAACAGAGTTTGGAGCATTTGAACTCCTCATGATTTCACTGACACCCGTTGTCGTTATAAACTCGTGCAAGAGTCTGTCTTCTTCGGCGTTGAATTCTGGTGGAACTCGCCCAATGTCGAGCATGCGCGGCATGATTGACCCTTGACGATAAGACAAAATTTTTCCCGGAGCAAGACCCTCTTCTTGAAGATTGTCAATGTCAACAGACCCGTCTTCCACCGCAAGAACTCCCGTTGCTATGCGGTTCAAAAATTCGTGCTTGCGGTTTTTTACGGCGTTGTAGGCTCTTTGAATCGGAATGCACCTTTCTATCATGCTTGTTCCAAAAAAACACCCGGGACGAGTGAGCGCAACTTGACGAATGAACGGCAAGTCTCTTTTTCCATCTTCTCCGTTGACATACGGAAGCTTTCCATAGTGCAAAAGAACATCACCCGCAACGATTGCAAGTTCACCCTCCGGAAGCTCATTTGTCGGACGAGTGTAGCGCTCTATCACAAGACAATACTCTTCACTATGCTCACGATTGATTGCAAGTTGAGTTTGTCCACTCATGAAAGAAACGCTTGATTGAGAAAGAACATCCGTTTTTGCGGGATTGACTTTTGCCCCCCACATTCTCTCAATTTGACTAATTTCAACCGCCTTCGCGTGAATAATACTTTGACACTCTTCAATTGAAGATGCAAGAATTGAAGACGGAAAAATTTCATATGGTGGGCAGACATCAACGCGGAGTTCGCCTTCAAAGACGGCTTTGCCTGAGTTTGGAGTTTGAAGTTTGGAATTTAAAGTTGATGCAAAATTATTTTCATCCTCAACTCCACACTCACCCTTAATTCTTCCAATCTCTCGTCCTCCATTCCTGTCCCAAGTCGTTTTATAGAACGCTGTTCCAGTCAATTCAGACCAGTAGGTTGCTTCAAGAATTTTTTCTTCTAGTTCAAGTTTTTGATATGCGCCGTCGATTATTTTTGTCGACAATCTTGCAAGGCGAACGGCATCATCATCAGACGAACGGGCCCGAACAGCCATGCGTGGCCGAACCCTGCTGAGTCTCGCTTGACGAGACTCCACCATCGGTGCAATGTGATTAAAAACTTCTCTTTCTTGCCAAAAGAATTCTCGAGACAAATCCTCAATCTCGCCACCCGCATTAATCAAACAGTGTTGACGGCCAATTAAAAAGTTTGCGTTTAGTTGCCATTGAGACTCAAACTGAGAACGTTCTCTTGCTCTCTCGTTGTAGTCTTGCGTGACAGAACTGACAATGTCCTCTCTGAATCGAACAACCTCTTCATCCAAATTTCTGTTTTTTAATTTTTTTGAGTTTTTCATAAATATAAATTCTCCGAATTTTTTATTAGTGAATAATGAATCGTGAACAACGATTAATTATTAGTTATTCACTCTTGTTTTTTGTCGACTTCGGCGTCTTCTTTGTCTCAACATCTTCGTCAGCCTTCACAACTTCCTCTTTTTTGGCTGTTTTAAACTCATTTTTTAACAAGTCCATTAGTCCCTTTGCACACTCTGAGCAAATGTTGAGTGCACCCCCAATGCCAAGACGTGAATGCTTGATAGTCATGTTTGCAAAGTTCTTGCAAACCCCAAACTCACATCTGATTCGATACTTCGGTTTTATTAATTCCATAAAATTTTTTCTCCTTTTCGCCACTTTGTGGCTATTTTTATTTTAAAAAATTGAACCAAAAAAGTGAAGAGCGCCAAAACTGGACTTACCCACTTCACTTTGAAAGTTTCTATTAAATTGTTTGTTTTCTCCTGCTTTTTTTGTCAAATTGTTTTTCCTCTTGTTGCTAATCAAATAGTGATGTTTGTCCAATTAAGTTTTTTTTGGTCTTTTTTTCAAACACGATTAATTCTTTGATTAGGCGTCTTTTTTCTTTTTCAAGTTCTTCAAGAGTCATAGATTCATTTTTTTCACTGTCAAGTTCAAGAAGCATTTTGATTGCTGCAAGATCTGGGAGAACTTTTTTTTTCACAGTTTTGGTTTTAATGAGGTCACCTTCAGCGTTATGTTCTTCGGTCTTTTCTTCAATGTCATAGCCAAGGGCTTTGTTCCTTAATGCGTTATAGAGTTTTTTGTCCATAGTTTCTAACGAATAGTGAATAGTGCAAATAGATGTTTTAAATTTTCTAGAAATAAAAAATATTTTTTTGACAAGGGGTCTTCGACCCTCTTGACGAAGAGTGTAAATGCATGCAGAACCCGACAGAGCAGTCGAAGACTGTTGACAAGGGTCTTCAACCCCTATGTTGGGGCAGCTCCATGTAAAAGTAATCTCCGACAAAAGGATTGAAAATCCTTGACAAGAGTCTTCGTCCCCTTTGTTGGGGATTTCTAGTGGAAGCAGTTTCCGACAAGAGGGCTGAAATCCCTTGACAACCATTATTCACTATTCACTGTTAATTAAACTCTCCTTCGCCTCTTCCTAATCAGTTTCTCTTTGTGCAACTGAATGTCACTCTTCTGCTCCCCATCTCCCACTTTATCTTGCCTTGAACAAAGATAATATCTCATCTCATCAAGGGCATGATCATCCTTTTTTTTGGGAACATCGTTGCTTGCCCAGAAATATTGTTTTATTTCTCGAATAAGGTTTTTACAAGTGTTAAAAATGTAAAGGCTTGGCTTTTCGTCATGCAATTTTAGGTATTGCTTCACCTTGTTAATGCCATAGAAAAGGTCTTTGTTGACAGCTGAATTCGTGACAATTCCTTCATCATAAAACAACTCTTTGACACTCTTTGCGTTCGCAAGCGTTCGCTGTCCCGCTGCGCTGTCTATCAATGCGGAATATCTTCCTCGTCCGTCAGAGTGCCACCCTAGCCCTTCTGAAATCGATTTTATGGCATTTGCATGCTC